TAATAGCGACTAGACCATAGACCCGATTTTCCTTAAAATAAGGGAAGTTGGTCATCCGAAGATACCTCCAGTTAACATCCGTTTCGCACAACGCTAGGCAGGACGACACCTAACCCAATAATGTCACTCAGATACTAGGCCCGTGAGAAAGGTGCCAAATGTGGCTGACGTACCCTCCCAATCTCATCCTGGCGTAATTTTGTAACCTTGGCAGCATCACGGGCAATCTGAGCCTGTTGCTTGGCAACAAAGTACTCTTTCTCCCGCAATGCCCGCCTTTCAAAGCGTGACATAGCTCACCTATCAAACCCACATAAGGGGGGCATCCCGTGGCCTGTATGGCCTTTTTTACTAACAATATAGATATAAGAACTAAAATTAGATAATGAAGCAGCACTACTGACCTATATTGATCTTTTTTTATCAATACCTGTTAAGTCATTGTAAACATTGGGAAACAAAATTCATGTTCCTATTCTGTTCCTTGTGTGCAGTGCAGCATAAGGGGGGATGGTGCAGTGCAGCATAGTATGCGGCAGTGCAACATATTGTATGGTGCAGTGCAATATATAGGGATGCTATTGATATATAACAGGTAAACATATATCGGATTGATATACTCCACCCGAACATATACCCGGCCATGCCCCCCCTTACTTGCGAGCCATTATCATTACACATAGGGAACGAGGCAGGAAAAGTGTACATATAAACATATCTTTATATCAGCCTACCCTAATGTTATACTAATTCCACAGTGCAGTACACGGGGGCGTACATATAAACATATATTTATATTAATTTATTCTAATGTAAGGAGGGGAGGGGAAGGGGCAGGGGGGGTAGTCCTACTATTATATACACAGATGCTCAAAATTTACTAATTTCAAACCCTTATGTGTACTAATATGTTGATTTAATTAAAGAAATAATAATTGGCAATCCTATAGTATACTATAAGTACCCTATAGGATAAAATAATAATAGAAATCCTATAGAATACTGTATAGGGTACTGTATAGGATACTATATGGGGGCCGGTAGGTAGTTAATTACTATTATACACCTGAAACGGCATGTTGTCAAGTACTTTTTTCATCCTATTGGTAACCTATTGATTATATTAAACATTATTTTTAAGAAAAGTTGGGTAAAAAGACGTTGAAAAAAGTTTCTTACACACCTATAGTAACCTATTGATTGTATTAGAGTATTTTTTAGCATGTAAGTTTCTGTTAATCGTTGCTCAGTAACCGTATTTTTCCTAAAAAGAAAGCATAATTAAATCAATGACTTACAAAATAGTTAAATTTTATACTTGACAAAATCGTCAGGAGCGTTATAATATATATATAAACTAAAAAAGGTTTTCTAATGCAAGCACTAACCAAGAAGACGCTTACAGAAAAACAAGAAGCTTTTTTGGAGCATCTTTTTACTTCTGGCGGCAATGTCATTGAATCTTTAGATATTGCGGGGTATCATCCTAGCTCTCGTAGCAATGTAATGCATTCTTTACGGGAAGAAATCATCGCCCGTACAAGAACACAGTTAGCAACTGCAACTGTGAAATCCTCTCGTAGACTAGAAGAGGCTTTAGATGCAGACGGCTCTATCCCTACAAGTCAAATGGAGCTAAGATTAAGAGCGGCTACAGATATTCTGGACAGAACAGGAATTAGTAAGAAACAAGAAATTGATGTTAAAGCAGAGATTGTGCATGGCGTAGTATTTCTCCCTCCTAAACAAGAAGAGATTGTTATAGAACATAATGAGTGATGAAGAAATAAAAAAGAAACGCTCTTATCACGTAAGTAGGAAAGTACAAGCCCAACGTAAGACACAAAAGCAAATTACTGCACAAAAAAATAAAGTAAAAGCGTTAGAGAAAAAGCTAAAGAAACAAAAAGATAATGTACCAAAGGATAAAGGCGTCTTAGATACAGAAAAACACGTAGTATCTGAAGATTCCGAAATTTTATTCAGGCCGAACGATGGCCCTCAATATACTTTCCTCGCTGCCCCTGAAAAAGAAGTACTATACGGTGGGGCAGCGGGTGGCGGAAAGTCCTACGCAATGCTAATGGACCTTCTTAGGTACGCTACTAATGGAAACCATCGTGCACTGCTTTTACGTAGAACTCTTGCTGAACTAACAGAGCTTATCGATAAGAGTAAACAGGTTTATCCAAGAGCTTTTCCTTCTGCCAGATTCAAAGAATCTACTAAGACTTGGGTATTCCCTTCTGGTGCTACTGCGCTCTTCAGTTATGTAGATCAAGATGATGATGTATACAGATATCAAGGACAATCTTTTAGTTGGATTGGTATAGATGAATTAGGACACTATCCAACACCGTATGTATGGAACTATCTTCGCTCTCGCTTACGTACTACTGATCCAAGTATTACTACTTATATGAGAGCAACAGCCAACCCCGGTGGTGTAGGGGGTTGGTGGATTAAGAAAATGTTTATCGACCCTGCCCCACCAGATGTATCTTTTCACGCTACTGATATTGATACCGGAAATGCACTGACATATGGTAAAGGGCATGAAAAAGAGGGACAAGCGTTATTTAGCCGAAAGTTCATCCCTGCTCGTTTAACAGATAACCCTTACTTAATGCAGGATGGAACATACGAAGCTATGCTTCTCTCTCTTCCTGAAGTACAGCGTAAAAGATTACTAGAAGGTGATTGGACAGTTGCTGAAGGTGCAGCCTTTAGTGAGTTCAGTCAGCAGATGCACGTAGTTGATCCTGTAGAAATGCCTTATAACTGGATCAGAATCCGTGCTTGTGACTATGGCTTTAGTAGTCCTTCTTGTGTTCTTTGGGGTGCAGTGGATTGGGACGGTTGTATCTGGATATACAGAGAACTGTACCAAACTAAGTTAACAGCAGAAAATCTAGCAGATACTATTCTTGCTTTAGAATCTAATGATCCCGATATGTACCTATCCGTGCTTGATAAGTCTTGTTGGAACAGAACTGGAACTGGTAGAAGTATAGCGATGACTATGATTGAAAAAGGTCTTCGCTGGATTCCTTCTAATTCAGATAGAATGCAAGGAAAACAAGAGATACACAAAAGATTACAATTAGACGATGCAGCACAACCTCGTATTAGAATCCTCAGTACCTGTACTAACTTAATACGAACCCTTCCTTCACTACCAATGAGCAAGACTAATAGTGAAGATGTGGATACCAAAGCAGAAGATCATGCTTACGATGCTCTTCGTTATATGTTAATGACACAACAAAGCAATAGACCTTTTATTCCTTCTTTCTTTAGAGGGGCGCAACAAACACACCAGATAAACGATCAAGTATTTGGATACTAGGAGAAGATACTTATGGCAGAAAAAGTTAAATCAATTGCAACACAGAAGCAAGAACTTATTGTAGAATTAAAAAAGCTTAGAGAGATCAAAAAGCCTTCTAAAGCAGAACGGTTGCGGAAAAAAGTTATTCAAACCAAAATAGCAGAAATGAATAAACAAAAGCTGGCAAGTGTTCGCAAAAGAAGTGAAGCGAGAAAGGCAGCAGCTCTTGATCCAAAACGAGGGATTTCTGTGGATGCATCTAGTACATCTAGCGGAACACAGGCCCCTAGTCCAGTAGCCGATTTAGGACACGCTTCTGAACAAGCCAAACAAAGAGCGGCCAAAGCTGCTGCCCAAGCTGATGAGGCAGAAAGAGCAAGAGAAAATAGAGAAGCTGCTTATAGAAGTGCACCCAGAAAGCCTCAAACTCCTAAGCAAAAAGAGGCTGCTAGCAATAAATCTTTTGATACAGTTCCTAAACGTGAACTTCCCAAAGCTAAATCTAAGGATACTTTAGGAATGGCAGCGAAAGAAGGAAAGGCTGCACAAGAAAAAAGAGAAGCGGCTAAACGGAAAAGAGACTTACTTAGTGTAGACCCTGCTATTTCTAAAATTAATCCAACGGAAAGTCCTCCTGGATTTACAGCGGAACCTGAAGTAGCATCTAAAGCATCCAATAATAAAAAGTCTAAAGG